AACTCATCCAATGATCGCACAATGATGTATTCGTATCCGCAATCCCTTGCTTTCTGCTCGAATACCTTTTGGTTTGGTTGCTGTGAATTGCCTTTGATTTTAACCTCCACAAATAAGCCGTGAAATGTTGAATTTGGCAAAAGGATAAATAGGTCGGCCACACCAGCTTTGACTCCCTCAGCCTTTAATTTAGCGGCCACAACTTTGTTCCTCCAACCTCCGTTAGCCACTGCAAAAAATTGGTAATTGTTCAAATCTAAATATTTGGCCAAAACAGTTTGCAATCTGTGTTCATGTTCGTTTCTCATTTTATTTCGTTTTAATCAGGCTATTGCCTTAAATTTTTAAAAATAAATCAGGGTTTACCCTTATGTTTAATTTGAACCAATCCCCTGTGTTCATCAAAGTAAATCATTTCAAAATCCTCAATCGGTTCAAAGGTATCCATCATAAATGCCTGACTAACTTCTAAACCTTTGGCAATTACTTGTTTTTTGCCACCATTCTTTGATTTTCTGACCTGATTAATAATAATTAATACAATGCATCCAATCGCAATAATTAAACCATTTAAAATCAATGTCTTTTTCATATGTCCGTTATTGGTATAAATTACTTGTTTATTTAAAGTCGGAATTTGTACCCTTTTACTTAATTATCTGATTAGCATCAATATCCAACATTTTACAAATTCTCAATGCCGTAATCAAATTCGGCACCATTTTACCTGATATCCAATTACACACCGATGAATGGGTGCTGTTTAACTCATCGGCTAATTCATGCCGGCTCATGTTCTTTTTTTCTAATCCTTTCAGCACCAATGTGCCAAATTCTGTTTCGTCTGCTTTCATAGGTTATTTATTTATGTAGTTTAAAATATGTACAATCACATCAACTGTCCATCCGTTTCCTAGCATTTTGTATCGTTGTGAATCTGAAACGTGATTGGTGTAATTATCTTCTACAGTTTGTAATCTTTCACATTCAATGGGAGTTAATCTTCTAATTCCACTTAAATTCTCTACGGCATTAGTGTTTCCTGTATCCAAACAATATGTTTTGCCATCTAATCGTGATAATGGGCCACTTCCTCCCTTTCCTGTTTTCGATGAACGTGGCATTGTGTTATGACAAATAATTAAATCCATATCTGAATGATTACCGCCTGAATTTCCTCCTGCTGTGAAACAACTTGCTTTGTCTTGATTATTTTTTATTTCTCCATCCTTACTTATTTTAGTAAAATATTGATTTGATAATATATTTGATTTATCTATTATTTTAATTTTTGATATTGCCTTTTTACTCAAAAAATATCTCTCATCAACTTCGCATTCTAATACATCTTTTAATAAAATACCTTTGTCTTTTGGCTGTTGTATTGTTGATTCTAAATCACCAAACAACCCAGATGGGGCCAATCCAATATTTGTCCAATATAATCTTTGGCGATTTTGTGCTGATAACAATGCTGAATTTATCATTATTGGTTTTACTCCAATTGCTTTGCTCAAAACTTTTTCCCATTTTTCGCCCATCATTACATTTTCAAGCAAAAAATATTTTGGTTTTGTTTCATTCAATAAACGCATATATTCCCAAAATAAATAAGATTGCCCCTCAAATTCAAATCCCTCTGATTTTAACTGCAAATAATGGTCTAAAGTCAAAATTTCTTGTTCATCCTTTGTTGCCATTCCTTTGCGTTTACCTGCAAATGAAAATGATTGGCATGGTGATCCACCAATTAGAATGTCAATTTTTGGCAATGAATATCCATCCACATTCACAACTGAACCCAATTATTTCGTATTTGGGAAATTTGCCATTGTTACCTGGATGGCATATTTATCAATTTCAGATGCAAAATAATTTTCTACTTTTATTCCTGCCCTTTGCAATGCTTGTTGTCCACAGGACATTCCATCAAATAATGATAATACATTCATAGTTTAAATTATTTGTCCGTTTTCATCTAATGTCATATCCATATCAGCCAATTGATGGCAAAACAATTTGTATGCATCCGCTTTGCATCCTGCTTTCCATAATTCAAAGTCATTGTATTTGGGCCGTAATCGTTTTGATATTTCAACACGATCTGATTCTGGGCATTGCCAAATTTCATATTTGACCAAATAATCATATAGGTGTGCCAATCCGCCGGCTGTCCATTCAAATTTTTGCCCTGTTTGATCCGCCAATTTTATTCTTTTAACGTATGAATTAACATTTGCAATGGCCAATGCTTTCAATTCATCATCCGTTGGAACAGGTTTGACAATTTCTGGTTCCGGCTTTTTTACATTCTTTGTTTCCTGCCTTGCATATTCAATGTATGCGTTCATTATCCGGCCAAAATATTCACACGAAAAATTCTCATAGCATTTGCAATCAGTATTCAATTTGCCTGCAACTGCCATTTCAAATGCAATGGCTATTTCCTCAGGTGTTTGGTTGCCATAATTTGATTTAATAAAGGCTAACAAAACATATTTTTCCTCATCTGTCGGCATATTTGATCCACGCAGGCCAACCATAAGCATTGCCATACGCAACACCTGTTTTAAGTCATCCTCAGAACGTGTCCTGATGTTTGGTGTGCTTTGTGCCTTTAATATCAAATTGGCTGTTCCTTTACCAATTTCTAAGGGCTTCAATTCTTGCTGCACTTGTGCCAAGTTTTTCACCGGTTGAATTTCCATTGTTGTTGAATTTATTTTTGTTTGCCATCCATGTGCTAATACGCCTGCTAATATCAAAGAATTTTTCTGATTGCCATCTTTCTTTGCCTTTTGCGTTTTTCTCAGTCCAATAAGATTTGAAATTTTCAAATTCTGATCCTAGTGTTTGAACGTGTGGTGACAACAGGTCACTAAACAATTTTTCTTTTACTATTATTTCATTTTCTTTTATTTCATTTACTTTACTTTCCTTTCCTTTGTTGAACGGTCGTTGAACGGTTGTTGAAATTCGTTTTTCTGCTGATGCTTTCCCGGCCAATTTGCGTTGTTCCTTCATTCGGAAATATGGTTCCAAATACACCAACATTTTTGGCGAAAAGAATTTGTGTTCCTCATCAATTTCAAATAATTCGTATTTGATAATTGTCGTTCTAATTTTGGTTTCAGATACCCCAAATTCATCTGATAACAAATCCAAGTCATCCATTGGGTACATCAAATCCTGTTGCTCTCTTAGTGTTTCTAATAGCATAAAATAAATGCCATATCCTTCAACTCCTAGTTCCCTGCGTAATCGCCTAATTTTTCGATCGTGTCGTGCATTACAGAAATGCGGGAAATAAAATGCCTCTTTTTCCATTTTAATTTTTATTTAATATACACCAATTAAAAAAATCCATATCTGTTTGAGAATTTTGATATTCAGGATACCATTTTTCCATAACAATTATATAAACACTATTTGGTGTGCACATATTACTGCTAGGATTTGCTATTTTATAAAGATTGTCTGATACTTTTAATAATTCATTTTGTGTTAAATATTCCATTTTTTTTAAAAAAAAAGCCTGAATGCGTAGGAGTGCAAACAGGCTTTGTGGTTCTTAAACCCAATTAATCACCGGAAAACTCCTACCCTTTCCGCTGATTATGACACAAATATAATAATTAAATCATAATCACACCCTTTAATGGCTTAAATTTAAACAGGTTGCCATATTGCGGATGTTCCAATACAAATTTTCTTGCGTAATGTGGTGCCATATTATTGTTCACCTTAAATGGATCATTGTTTGACCTGAATGAATATTCAAAACGCATTTGCTCAAATATGTACTTTGAACCAATCTGTCTGCGACCTTCTTTTGCCATTCTGATTGCAATCATTTTGTACAACTCATAGATGTGTTTGTTGCTTTGGTCGTATTGCTGAAAGTTTACCATAATTATGTGATTTTGGGTGAATCAAATTTAATTTCTTGTAATTACTTTGTAATTCTTTGGCGATATGCGACCAAACCTGATTGAACGTATATCCTAACTCATTTGTTTTTTCCATCTTTAACCATATTTAAAATTGCCCCTAATATCGTAAAAAACATCTGGGCACAAGTCCAATAAAAAACCAAATTTATTTTGTCATCAATGCTCATTTCTTTACGTATCTAATTATTGACATTATAGGTATTCCAATCAATCTGCGTTCCGGATCGGGATGCTTGAAAAACAAAGTCCGGTTCCCATCTGTTGCGTGATCCAATGTGGATTTCAAAAATAAAACCTGATTTCCCAATCGGTATTCAAGTTCATACACGGCCCCAATTTCGACATCCCTGTGCTTTAAATTTGCCGTAGCAACGGAATATATTGCTTTCAATTCTCCGTGCCTTGTGGTGTAACTATCAACGATTTTTCTCATGGTTAAAATGGAAGTTCAGATGGATCATCGATTGGATTCACTTCACGTTGGATTGGCTGTGCCGGTGCTGATTGTGCCGGTTGATCCAAGATTTTCAACAATTTAAAATTTCCAACGATTGGCAATTTCAAACCTGATTCACGTTCCTCCTTTGTCGTGTTCTGTTTTACAAATCCATTGTTTTCATACTGATCCGGTGTATCTGTCAAAACACCTGTGATGTCCAAATACTTTGCCCCTGTCTTTTGGCTTTCAAATATGCGTGATTTGTCGATTTTTGAAAGGTCAATTTTAATGCTTACTAAACGTGCCATTTGTTTTTTTATTTAGATTGTTTATTTAATTACTTTTTTGATTGTGGTTGTGGATGTCTTTGATGGTGGATAAAAATCCATCAATTCACCTGTTTCCTCATCCAATGTGGATGTCTTTGATTTCAATGCTTTGCAAAATGCCTCCACATCCTTTTGTTTCTCTTTTAGGCGATCAATTTCAAATTGCAATTTGCACCACGATTCCGTTTCTGAATAATCGTATTTTACACCACCCTCCATTTCTGAAAAGTCCACACCAAATGCAGATAATTTGCTGTCCTTATTTTGCCGTAAATCAACAAATAAATGCTCTTTGATGTGTTTGTCCATCTCTGATGCCAACAATTGAAATTTGGCCAATTGTGCCGCCAATTTCACGGTGTTGATTGAATCTGCGTTGGCCATAAATGATTCAGCCATCTGTGCAATTTCTTTTTTGCTTAAATCTAGGATTTGGCCATCAACGGCCATCAATTCGTTTTTCATAGGTTATTTGATTATTTGATTGTTAATTCTGCTTTTCTGTGGTTGAATAATTGCTGTATTTCCTTATTTGCTTTTGCCTCATCGGTTAAATTATTCCATTTGAACTTTAAATCATCCATTGTTTTTGATCCATTTACAAAATCAATTAATTCTTTGAACTCTTTGTCAAATTGCGATAATGCCGGCATTCCTGTTTTGGCCTGTGGCTTTGATTCCTGCGATTTGCCGTGATCATTTGTTGCATCTGAATCCTTTGTGTCATCGATGGCAAATAATCCGTTTAATGCGTACTTTCTTGCGTAACTAGATGCAGCCCCTGTAATCTGTGATCCATCCATTCCCTTTTTGGTTTCTTCTTCACGTGCCAATCCTATTGAACTAAATGTTTGTTTGCCATTTGTTAATTCAGCAACCGATTTGATATACCAACGGCCCTCAGCAAAAATTAAATCATCTGTCAATGTAATCGCAAACCCCATTGGATTAACAACCTTTTTGACTGCCTCCAAAATATCCTCTGCTGATCTGTAATGGTATTTACCAAATGAATTGAATTGCCCTTTGGGTGCCTTTAATTTTGCCTGTATTTCGGCTAATGGGTTATTTTGTTTTTCCTGATTCATCGTATAATTGTTTTGAAATTCGGTTGATTGATTCCCACATTAGGGGATAATTTAATTTTCTTGAAATGGCCATTTGCACATTGTGCGATTCCCATTTGTCTTTGCGTGGTGGCTGAATGCCTCTTTTGTTTAAATCCTCAGCCACCATTCGGTGCAATTCACCTGCGTTAATTTTTACCCTCATATCTTTTCTCTAAATTCTTTTTATATTTCTGTTCCAACATATCCTGCATGGATTCAAATTCTTCCGTGCCGATTTCTTTGCCAACATTATTGGTCAATTCGTTTTGGATAAATTTTCCAAGTTCATCCGTGCTGTTGAATGATTTGGTCACGGTGTAATATCCTGCGTGATCTTTGAATGTGATTTTGTAAACCATTGCCGTAGTGATTAAATGTTGCCAACGATGTACATGATTTTCACACATATTGCACCGGCTGTCAAACAGATGATCAAACCTGCAATGTCATTTTTGTCGATTGTTTTTAATAGATTCCACATAATTGTTGTTGTTTAAAAGATTAATTATAAAATAGTTACGTTTTTAATGTTTGCAATGAAAATTATTTCATCTGCATTTGGTGAATAATCAATATCCAACATCATTCCTTCTTTTGTCATTATTTCATCATTGGCAAAAACTTCACCAAAAATCATTTCTCTTTCTAGAAATTGGAAAATCTTTTTGTGAATTGACCAACATTTTTTTGAATCGCCTGAAATGAATAATTTAAAAGATTTCATAATTGTTGTTGTTTGTGATGTAAATGTACGACCTTTTTTAACAACTCCAAACAAATTCAAACAAATTATATCAAAAAAATATCAATTATTTATTTAATGGTAATAAAAAAAGGCAAATCTATCAGAAATGCCCTTTTTGCTTCAACAACTATGAATCAATAACCTTAATCTATCGCTACAATATTACACAATTTTTCCATCTTTTATTGCCTTTAATTCAACTTTTGATTTGCCATTCTCTATTGTAACAATTGCAAACCCCTGTGTATGCTGATTGTATGGCATATATTTTGGTGCAATTGTAGTCAAACACCCTGTTGAATGTGTGTGAATATATTGCCCAAAACCTGTTTTTTTGGTGGTTGTTGTTTGGCGATGCACGTGGCCCATCAATGTATTGCAGAACATTTTGTTGAATAGCGATTGGCTCGGATTGACTCCACCAACTCCAAAACCCTCATGGCCGTGAATCACTAATAAATCGCCCATAAACATACCTTGCCAATCAGGAACGTATTTAATGTCCAATACATCCAATCTAAACCATTTGTCAAAATGCAATTCATGCAATTGGGCAAATTCCTCAGCCTGCTCATTCAAATATCGTTGATACCTGTTTTCGTGGTTTCCGGCCTTGAAATATATTGGGATTGCCGGGAATATGCCACGCAACGTTTGCAGGAAATTACGGCACATTTCTATTTCCTTTGGAAAATCACGTAAATCCTTTTCCTTTTCGTGTCGGCTTATGCTATAAAAATCGAATGTGTCGCCATTCAGATACAGACAATCAATTTCTTGTTCTTTTAAATGCTTAATTGCGCATACAACGGCCTCAACAGAATGAAATGGAACGTGAATATCAGAAAGGATCCCGATCTTTTTGTATTGCTCGGGCAACTTTGCTGACGTGTATTCTTTTCCGATTGATTCTTCAATCCCAAAATTGTCTATTTCGCCAAAATCTATTGATTGAATCTGCGCTTTTGGAAGATTTTCCAATCTTATTCTTGCCCTTTCCTTGCTAACAATACCATATTTTGACATCATTTTTTGCATCTGTGTCCCACTAGCAAAACCATAAGTTTCGCAATACTTATCTGCAAATTGTCCGATTGTTAATGGAGATGAAAAAAAATGATCTCTGATTTGATCGTGTTTTAAACCCATTTGTAGTTTTTTTTCAAAATTAGCCAAATAACTAATTAGTGAAACCGACAAATAAAACAAAAATGGCCGTAGATAATTCCACGACCATTCTGCATTCACCCTAATCAACATCCGATGCACTTATTAAGTACACGGATGCGCACTACCAAACCTATGAAAACAAATTATTCCTGATATGATACCCTGTAACTACTTGCCACATCCGTGTAATTATTTGGGATATGGAATTGACAGGTGTATATATTTGATTTTAATTGAACACGGATTGAATCAACAATGGCCGAATCTGTTTCGGTTAATGTGTTGAATTTGATCCATAATTTATGGGCCATAGTCATCACGGAATAGTCATCCATGTTGTACACATCGCCTTCATATTGCATTGAATATTGCCTAAAATCATTTAATCTTTGCTGTGTGACTATCTGTTCCAAAAACAATCCGTTTGCATCCTGTGCACGTTTAAATGCATTGTTGTCTGTGAATGCACCAGAAAATACAACTGAATCAACATCAGCCTGAACCACATCTTTATGCTCCATCACATCTGATGTCACAAATGTGCCTGATTGCTCCCTGATAAACCATGCCTCTTTGTACACGTTTTGTTCTTTGTCAATATTACGCACGGCACAATTGTCCAAATACACACCTGTGTACAATCCTGTTGAATCAATGTATGGCAATGCAAATCCCAATTGAATTTGACCGGGTTCCGGTGCCTCCTTTGCCGTAAATTTAAAGGATTCAAATGTGCCCGCCCCAACAACTGATTTTTCATTCCAAATTACTGATCCGGATGTTCCCCATGTTTTATTCACTTCACTCCAATATGTATATGCACCCGGTGAATATTCAATACGTAAATACCACGGCAATCTGTTGTCGCTTCCACCTTTGTCGATATTAACTGAAAACAACACCTGATATTGATTGCCTTTCACGGCATTTCCTGCCCCTGTGCTGAACAATTTTGTTTGATATACACCCAATGCACTTGTGCCTGTGAATTTGATTGCCTTACGGCCTGCAAATGCGTTTGGTTCAAATGTTCCAACGGCCCCGAATGTTGTATCCCAATTTTCGTACCCAAATTCAAACGATGCATTCAGATTCAAATCAATTTGCTGTTGTGAAATATCCACAATTTCCTGATATTTTTTGACCGGTCTGCGTGGTGTTCTGAATAGGTTTTGGCCAATTGGTTGCATATTTGTTGGCACTACCTTCAACATATTTGTTGTCACGGATGTTTGGGCCACACCTGATGCATTGTATATCCAATATTTGATTTCCTCTGATCCGCCATTCAAAAAACCTTGTTTGGCTGTTAATATCCCGGAACCAACATATGTGCCTGCCTGAATGCCTGCAATGATTCGTTGATCACCATACGATGAATTATTTACAATATACCAACGGCCAAACGATTGAAATAAACGGCAATTGAATCCCATAAGGATTGACCGCAATGTCATTTTTGCATCGTTGATAATATAATAATCGTGATAAAATCCGACCTTTTTGATTGTCACTTGATCAAACACATTTTTCCATGCTGAATCGGTTGCTATTCGAATGTCATTGCTAATATAAATATCGTAATCCAAAGATAAATTGGCCAATGCATTCCACATGAATTGCCACAATGTGGGATTATCTGTGCCAACAGCCGGCATCCATGTATCATACCCATCTAACTGCCCTAAATTATCTGTGGCTGTAATTGACAATGAATATGGTGTTGATACCAATGCCTGTGAATAAAGATCGTTTACAACCCAACCCGACCAATATGTGGCCCAATTGCCTGCCGATGATTCGTAATAAATCACCACTTTGTATTCACGTTCATCGTACAAATAAAAATCATCATAGGTGACATCATCTGTCACCATCAGATTCAACGTGCATTGTGATCCAATTAATGGTTCATACAAATCCTCATCCGCTTTCCACTCAATTTCAACCGGCTCACCTGTGCCAACCATAGGCAAAACGGCACCTGAATATCCGTTTTTGAAAATTTCAACCTTTCGTTTGTTGCCTTTAATATCAGCAAATTCCAAACGATATTTCACACCGTATGCCATAATTATCCTATTCTATTTCTTTGCTTTTCTGCTCTTTGTAATGCCACCACCAAATCCTGACCTCTCAACACAAATTCGCCTGACATTGGGCCACCGCCTCCGCCATTACCTTGATCCAACATTCCCTGCAATTTACTCAATGGTGCAATCACCTCAGGATTTGATTTTGCACCCGGATATTCACCCATCAAACCCATTGTTGGGCCGGAAACGATACCACCTGCCGCAAATTTTGGAATGGCTGCAAATGCTGATAATACACCACCAATTGCAGTTGCAATAAATGCCGGTGTGGTGAATATGGCTGCCGGCCCGGTTGCTGCTCCCGATTGTGATGCCCCTGCAATTGCTGATGCCATTGCTGATGCCTGATTCATTATGATTTGTTGCAAAATCATAGTACCTAATTTAATCAATGTTTGCATCATAACCTGTGCAAATCCTTCTAATCCTGTTGATGCTAATCCCATTGAATCTACAATTGATTGCCCTAATGCACCAAATGCCTGACCTGCTGTTTCTGCAACCATTTGGCCAATTGTCATTATTTTTTCCATATGTGCCGCAATATTTTCTGATGCTGTGGCCATATCTTCTTCCGCAAATTTAGATACAATTGCACTTGTTTCATCAAATTTGGCTGTCATTGCGGCTAAATCTTCCTCATCAAATTTGGCCTGCATTGCCGCTTTATCTGATTGGAATTTCTCATCAATTGCTGTGGTGTCCTGATGCAATTTTTGTCGCATTGCCACCTGTTCATCATATGTTGATGCTAAACCTTCATATTCTTTTTGGCGATCTGTTAGGTATTTTGATGCCATTGCATCTGATGCCGCCTGATCTTCTTTTGCAACCTGATCTTTTGCTGCCTGTAATCGTTTTGAATAATCCTGATAAAATTTAAAATCATCCTCATATGATGCCAAATTTGGATCCTTTTCTTTTTTGGCTTTTTTTACTTTTTGACTTAATGCATCAGAAACACGTTTTTGTTCTTCTTTTGCTTTTTTATCTGCTTCCTCCGTTGCTTTTTGTGCCGCTTTTGCTTCCTCTTGCTGTTTTTTCTGAATGCTTGCAATTAATGCATTATTCTGTGCCAACAATTTTTTCTGACCTTCAATCTGTGCATCAATTCCTGCGACTGAAACACTACCTGCGGCATCCATACCTGTTTTAACACCTGCCGCCATTGCTTTTTGCTTTTTAAGCAATTCAATTGATGCAAGTATTTCGGTGTTTTTATCTTTTATCGCATTAACATCCTTTTTCTGTGCCTCTGTTAATTTATTATCCGGCTTTAATGCTTTTGCAAAATCATATGCTGATTTCGCAGCGATTCCAAGCATTGTGGCTAATGTTGCAATTCCACCTGCTGTGCTTAATGTCAAATTAAATTTAATAGCCGCAGCATTCATTAAATTGAAACCCTCAATGACTTTCGGAACAATTGTACCTACTAAAAACAACAATGGCCCGGTTGCCGCAGCAATTCCACCCAATGTCACAATTAATGTTTTTGTTGAATCATCAGCATCAGAAAAACCTGAAATCATATCATTTGCTGCACGTGTTATTGATGTAACTGCCGGCAACATAACCTGACCAATTTCGGCACTTAATTGTTTCATTCCTTCGCCAAACATACGCATCTGATTGGCTGCGTTTTCATTTGTTCGTGCAAAGTCACCCTGTGCATTTTTGGTCACGGACATCACGTATTGATAACGCAACATGACTTTTTCAGCCTGTGACATTGAATCGTATTGCTTTGTGATTCCTTGCGAAAATGCATAGGCTTTCACGTTGGCTTCGGTCATTACAATACCCAATCGCTTCAATGATTCGGTTTCACCTGTAAAAATTCCGTTTAATGCTGTTTGTGCAACATCAATTCGAATGTTTTTAAAGGATGCCATATCACCTGCCAAACCAACTAATGATGTAGATAATTTTGCAGCCTCACCAACACCTAATCCCATCGATGTTGCCATGTCACCGAAATTGGATGCCATATCCAATGCCGTACCTGATGCAATACCGTATGTTTTTAAAGATGTTTTGGCAAAATCTGTCACCGATGATGATGCACTTTTAAATGACACATCAACTTTATTCAATGATTCATTGAAATCAGATGCCATTTTAATTGATGCCGCACCGGCCGCCAATAATGGGGCCGTCACATATGTGGACAATGTTTTGCCCATATCCGCCGCTTTCTTTGAAAATGCGACTAATGATTTCTGTGCATCCGATAATGCTAAATCAAGATCGGTTGCATCACCGGTTATTCGTACTTTTAGTTCCTCTGCCATAATGTAAAGTTAAAAAAAAAGCCAACCCATTATTTGGATTGACTTTTTTCAATTTGTTTCAAAAATGCCTCGAATTGTTCCGGTGTTGATTTCGGTTTGCCTTTCTCCAAATACACATCCTGTGGCAACGGGAATAATTTATCAGGTGAAATTATTTGTGATTTTTTGGTGGCATTCGAATTTACAATCATCGTGGAAATAAATCGTGTCATTTCCCAATTCAAATTGACATTAACACTCCAAGACTCCCCCAACAACGCATTTTCTTTCCAAGTGTTTCGCCAAAACTGATCCGGTGGAATACCTGCCTGACCGATATAAAAATCAAGCATTCTGTCCCACGTTAGGGGTTGATCTGCTTTGGGTTTTTTGTCGATTTTTCAACGTTTCTACGCACTCCGGCATTCAAGTCATTTCCCAAAATTCTTGATTCCATTAAGGTGTTCACCAATAATGTCAATGAATCCGGTGTCATATCCTCCATCCACGATCCTACCTGAAATACATTGTAATCAATAGGATTTCCATTTTCTTGATCATATGCCAAAATACCTGCATAAACTAATGCACGCATTGTGTTCAATGAAATACCTGATGAAAATACTTTGTCGATTTCTGAAATTTTGTGACCGCTTGCATCCTCAAATGCAACCCAAAAATTCATGCTGAAATGTAGTGTGCGATCCTTACCGCCAATATTTAATTGACAATAACCACGTTTGCGATTTTCCATTATTTTTTGATTAGGTGTTTAAACTTTAAAACCCTGCACCATTTTACTGATGCAGGGGATGTATTTCTGAATCAGTAAATTATGAATTTACAGATTTTGTGATTGCTCCTGTCAATGTGATTGAACCTGAGAATGTAACCGCCGCTTCCATTTCTGCCGATTGCTCGATTGATGCAATGTATCCTTCTGCCGTGTAGATTGTATCACCTGATGCAGCCGTTCCAAATACACACGTGATGATTGTACGGTTTAAAACGAAATCAACTAATTCTTCTGCATTTGCAGCAGATGCGTAGTTCACTAAACCATCAAATGAAATTTCACCTGAACGTAAACCGCTGATTCCCTCAGACCAACCGCCTGAATCCTTTGTTGTTGCATCTGCAATGTCTTGTGAAATAGACAATGTGCATGATGTCGTGTGTGCAATGGCCGTTCCTTCAACTTTGATCAATAGGTTCGTGCCGTTAAATACTCCCGATGTTGCCATATTTTTGTTTAATTTTTATGCTCTTATTTTATGCAAATATATTCAAAATGCATTATACATTTTGCCATTGAATATTTAAGTTTTCCCAATTGGTAAACACCTGATTCCATATCAATCGTGTGTCTGTATAAATACGGCCCGAAATCTTAAAATCGACCGAATACGTTGAAACGTTTTCCATTTGGCTGACCTGCTCAACGTTTTGGATATACCCTAAACCATAATAAAACATCCCGGCTGTCTGAAATACCCATTGCACCTCAGATCGTGTGATTATCCTGTCAACAAATTGGTTGAAATTCATTGCATCGGAATAATCAATCAATCCTTCCGCTGTAAATGATGCCGATCGTTTACCGGCTAACACCTCTTTCCAACCTTGTGAATCTTTATTGGTAAATTCGGCCATATCCATTTGCAAAGACATCGTGGCTGATTTGGAATGTCCTAATGCCACATCGCCTTCATACAAAACTACATTGGTGCCGTTTACTAATGCCATTAAACCGCAGGTGATTCAATTTCCGTCAATAAGGGTTCCGGTGTTGGTGGAACCGGTGGAACAGGTGGGATATATTCGCCTGTAATTACCAAATTCAATTGCTCTGCCACCCAATCCCATGCATACGAATCAATTGTCCATTTTTTATATGCATCACCTGTCATTATAAGATTGCCAAATGCCAATTGTTTCATCATTGTAGGATCGTTGTTTGGTTTGTACAATGAATATGAAAATGTTGCTGAATTGCCCAAAGAAACATTTGTTGCATACGCATCCAAAATTGTCGCTTCTTGTACTGATCCATTGTCCCAAATGGAAACCGGTTTGATTGTTTTCATAATTATAATTCTATTTCTTCTTCTATGTTTGTAAATTCAACACCCTCAACCCAATATTTCAAGAATCCAAATTCTTCTAATCCATCCGGATTGATGATTTTGATTGGCTCATAATCAACCTCAGTCAAATTTAATGCCTTTGATTTCTCAGTCAATTTTTTCAATCCATCTTTTGTGTACGAATAGCCTCCATTTTCTTTCAAAATCAGATTGCCATCTTTATCAACTGATGCATTGTCCAATCTGTATTCTTCAGCCTGTTCCTCGTATTTATCCAAATATGGCTTTAATTTTTCTTCAATTTTAGCCAATTTCTTTTGTGCCTTTGTCTTTTGATCTCCTGCAAAATGTTTTAAAACACGTGACAAAACAATGATTTCTGCGTACTTCTTTTTCATTTTATGTTGATTTGGTTGTTTAATATTACAAATATACGTATTATACCGGATTACCTAAATTACTTGAAATTGAATATGTATTCAAATGGCTTAATACCCATGTTCCTGATGTAACTGATTTAGGCAACGTTCCTGATGTTGTTTGGTATGTTGTGGTTGATCCATTTAATACCTGAAAAATTTGTCCCCTTTGGGCCGTTGATGTTCTTGCTGTATGTGTTAAAACAACATAAATTCCATCACCGTTCAATAAACTGATTGTCGTGCTTGTTGATCCTGCTGCACCTCCCGGTGCTGTCAATGTCGTTTGCAATGTGTATGAACCTGTTGATGGCGATGCTGTATAAATCTGCAATGTTCCTGCATTTGATGAATCCCAAGATAATGATACAGGAATCACAACACGGCCTACTAAATCGCTTTTAACAACTAATTGATTGGATGCTTTGTTTGCAAATGGTGGATAATATGTTGCACAATTGACATAATATGATGCCTCACTTTTGGTGATTTGTTTTGTTCCTGTTGGAATGGTATTCAATTGCAAAAATATCATATTTGCAACCGCATCTTTTAAATTATTCAATGAAACGCATTGATTATTTGATATTCCTGCCCAAGACATATTATGCGATATTTAATTGTTTTTCTAATTCTGCAACCTTTTGTTCCAATCGTGCAATTTTAGCCGTATGAACTTCACGATATGATAAATTTAAAAATCCATCTTCATTTTTTGTCACTGCATATGGCATTAATTTTTCAGCATCTTGCGCAAAATATCCTAATTCAATTTTGCCATTCTTTTCGTATAATTTAGCTTGTAAATTTTCAATTCCATCAATAATTGGATTGTTTTTAATTAAAGTTTTTAAGCGAAAATCTGACGATTCGTAAAATGCTGCTGCTGTATATGATCCTGTACTCCTTGCATTACCATTTGTAAAAAATTCATGACCCGAACCATTTGATGGAGCATTACCAATATAAGTATATCCATAAATCCAATTTGTACCGCCTGCGGTTGTAATTCCATTAGGGAAAAATGCGGAATTTGCTGTGCCCCATGGATTTGGCGAGGATACATAGCCACTTGGAGCATTAACACTAGCTGCTAATGTTAAATTTCCACTCATATCTAATTGTAAACGATTTGCAGATGCACTCCAACCGCCAATTCTAAAAACATTATCAGAATCTAAACCCATATTTACTGCATAATATCCGCCCCTATGAAATGCCATTACGGCTCCGCTTCCATTATTAGAGTAAACGTTTAATCCAATTCCTGCAACTGATCCTGTATTTCCATTTCCTACAAAATATGTTGTTCCGCTATGCGTTCCGCCTCCATTTACATTTAATGCGCGATATGCTGTTGCCGTACCTCCTTTTACTACTGCAAAATCAGGATCATTCCATGAACCAATATTAACACCATTTTGACCATCAATATTTATATATCCTTGTGAAACACCACCAACCCAAGATGTTCCAAAAGAATGAATTGTTGATCCATTATTTCCATCATTGTAAAAACGTATTCTACCATAATATGATGATGAATAATAAATTTTAGCCCCAACATTATTTCCTGAATTTGATCCTATATCAACAGAATCCGATGCCAAAATATTTGCTGCTCCTGTTATATTATACCCATTTAGATTATATCCACAATATGATTGCAATGTAACTCCTTGATTATAATATTGTAAATAAATAGTATAACCATTAAAAGCATCTATGTGTAAATTTCCTGATAAAATTATCCTTCCATTAGGATGTGTTATTGTTGAATAATTACCGCTCATGGCAATACTACCTGTCATGGTGCCACCACTTAATGGTAATGCATACGAACTATAATTGCCCGAATGTAATAATGGATTTCCTGCCCATGTAGGTGATCCTCCATTCCAAATTTTTAATCCTTCATAATAAACATTATTCCCATCTTTAAACCCAAGATCAAAATATCTGTTTGCTGTCGCACTATCATATCTAACTTTCCATATAGGGCCGTTTGCAGGCCCTGTTAAAATAGTATATTCTGTTTGATTTGCATATCCATTTAATTGCAATGAATATCCTGAATATCCTGCATATGCAACCGATTGCGATCCTATATTTCCTGCGTGAATTGCTTGATAACCACTTATTAAAACAGATGATGGCATTCTAATTGTTCCACCGTTTGATCCATCAACCGTATTTACATATAAATCTGCCCATGCAGTTAATGCATTGTTATGCGAAAAAACACCTGCAATACTTCCATAATTACCTAAAAATGATGCAACATTAGCTGTTGCATTTTTTGATAAAATTCTACCTCTCCATATTGAACTTGTTCCGTCACTTTGTGCAGAAAAATTCAAATCAGCAACATTTGATGTAATTAATCCGGTCATTGTTCCACCTGATAATGGCAATGCATATGAACCATAATTTGTTGCATCTAATAAACGAACCCACGATGCTGATGTTATTGCACCCGATGTTGTTCTATAATATGCCCCTGTTCCTGCTTGAACTCCAAATGCTAATTGAGAAACCCAATTGTCTTGTGAATTTACCCAAGACATATTCAAAACATGAACCCAATTTGTTGTGATTCCTGATGTTGTTGACATAGCAATCCAATCACCTAATGTTGTCATTGGTGTATCAATTCCCTGAATTGCTTTAACTGCATCAGTTATTCCGTATCCTGATAATGTTGTTGGCTTTCCTGTTATACCTGACCACGCAACTGATCCTGCCGAACCTGTTATATTTCCAATAAACGATGATGCTGTGACCGAATTTGTAAATGTTGCATCACCATCTGTATTGATTACAAATTTTGTCTGACCTGCCGTTTGATTATAAATTCGAAAATAACCTGCATCAACTCCAATAAAATAATCCGGATTCTGATCTGTATCTGTAAAATATAACTTTGGTTCCGCACCGCTAATTGTCATATTTCCTGTGAATACAGGATTAGCCGCATCCGCTTTTAATGCCAATGCAGCAATTACAGCATTGCTGTTAGGATATTCTGTTGATGATGCCAATAAATTAGACACCATTTTGTCTAATCGTTGGTATGTACTTGCTGCCGTTGAAATCAACAAATAATTGGCCAACGATGCCGATGTCACGTATGTGCTTGAATCAATTGATCCGTCTGCTTTCAAAAATTGTGTTGCCGTTCCGCCTGACTTTGCAATTGTTCCCACAATTAAATCACCTGCAATGGTTGTGACACCTGATGAATTAATCACAAAACGTGTTGCACCGGCTGTTTGGTCGTATATTCTAAAAAATCCGGCATCAGCACCGATGAAATAATCAGGGTTTTGATCCGTGTCGGTAAAATACAATTTAGGTTCTGCACCTGAAATGGTCATGTACCCTGTAAACACCGGGTTCAATGCATCTGCTTTTAGTGCTAATGCGTTGATGACTGCGTTTGAATTTGGGTATTCTGTTGCACTTGCAAGCAAATTGGACACCATTTTATCAAGTCTTTGATATGTTGATGCCGCATCACCTGTGGTCAAATACGTTGAATTATCATATGAAATCGTTGTGCCTGATGCCTTTACAAATCCGGTTCCTGATAATTGTGCTTGTGGTGTATATCCCAAAACCGTTGCAATGCTCTTATTTTTCCATAATCCTGTTGATGTTTCGTAGAATAATCCCTGATTATTTTGTTTGTTAGTGATTAAAACATCGTGTAATTCTTCAATTTCAAATCCATTTTGAACGTTTATAAAGATTTCACCATTGTTTTGTTGTACACGTGTCACAACTCCAATATAAACCATGTGTGCCGGTGCCACCGGTTTATTTGCTAAACCATATAATAATGTTCCATTTGGCCCCAACCAAACCGGATCGCCTGCCTGTGCTGTTGATGTATCCAATCCGGCCAACAATCCAAAGGTCACACATTTAACCAAATCATTAGTCACACCACCTGTTTCAAGTAAACCAAACGTTTTTGATGATGTTGCTTCCGTTGCATTTGATGATGCGGAAACAATCATATTTGTTCCATTGGCTGATGACACATATACCGGTGTGCCCTTTGCCAATATCGCACCCAATTTTACCTCATTTTTGGTTTGTGTTGCATAATTATCAATCCAATAGGCATTGTAATCGGTTGCATCAATTTTAGCCAAAATTTGACCTGTTGTGCCACCTGTTGGTAAACCTCCCGGCAATGTTGGGAACGTAGCCAATGAACCATCACCACGAATGTATTGTGAAATCGTACCGGTTGGATTGTTGTATTTGGCATTTAAGGCCGTTTGCAAATCTGTTTGATTGCTTAATGTGCCTGAAATGTTTCCCCAAACCGCCGCTGTTCCTGCAATTGTCCACGATCTATTCGCACTCAAATCATACGTTGTTCCATTGATTGTCAATGTGCGTGCATTGGTCACCGGTGTGAACCCTAATGCCGTGATAATTTGTGAACTTGTGATGCCGGTCAAATAAGTATTTGAATCCAATGATCCGTCCGCCTTTAAAAACTGCGTGGCTAAACCATTAGTGACCTTGTATTTGTTTGCTCTTAAAAAACCCTGTGAATCGATGAAAACATTTGAACCACCGCCAAAACCATCTGTGATTTGCTTTTCGCTTGCTGTTAGGATGTCATTGTCGATTGTTTTCAACAATGCTTTGTATGTTTCCGCTACTAATTGACCGGTTAATGATGCCATTTTCTACCTGCTTATTTTATTGCAAGTTAAAAAATAATCAGCCTTGTTTTTATAAGTACGTAACCGATAATGATGACTGATTCAAAAAAGATGGTGATTATGGCCCACGCAGGCACCACATTTTTGATCACTTCTTTGTTCGAAATTTGAACATTGTCCGATTTTGACAATTGGTATTTGGATTTGTACACAGATTCGATTGAATCAATATCGATTTTGGCCTCAATTCTGCCACGTGTTGAACGCAATGTGATTGTGCCTTGTGGTATTACAAATTTGGAATAAAAGGCCGTTAAAATGCCTGCGGAATCACACGGATTTTCGATGATAATTGAATCACGGATTGCCTTTGTTTTATAGATTACATCCGATGTGTGGATGGTATCATATTTTACAATCGTGTTTTCTTTGATGATTGTTTTTGATGGTTTGCAACTTGCAAACAAAACGATTGCGATGATTAGGAATTTTTTCATTTTAAATTATTACGTAACCCTGTGAATCGGTTTTCTTTGCGTTTTTCAATGCTAATAAATCGGAAATCTTTTTACCGAATCCTTTTTGAAAATGTGGTGCATCTACAAATTTCCAATCACCGCCCCATTCCCATCCGTATTTTTTAAATATGGCCACAACCTCTAACCAATCTGCCTTCCCATCGCCATCAAAATCTTTTTTAATATCCCACGATGCTGATGCACCATCAATCAAAACAATGTCCAACGCAAGGCCGTAATTATGGAATGAATACCCACCTTTTGCGTTAGTAACTTTGGCACCCGGTTTTGTTCTGCCTTGTGCATACAAATCGTCCTGCTCTTTAAATGTCCGCAATGTGTATGCGAATCGACAAAATGCTTTCCCTCTTAATGCTCCACAAATTTCATCATAAATGGTTGCAACCTCAGCACGCAATTTTGGGTGCATCAATTGAATCCGTTCCAATGTCTTTTGATCTTTCATTATTCCTGATCTGCTTTCTTTTTTACAGGTTTTCCGTGTTTCAAATTATGGTTTTCCTCTCTTAAATTCTCGATTTCAACCGTTAATTCATCAACTTTTTTGCTTAATTGATCAACCTTCGCCTCCAACTTTTCATTCATTGCCGTAACCATGTCAATCACACGTTGGGAATTTTCTAATTGTATTGTACTGATGTCCGCATTCTCTTTTCGTTTCCCTAAGATCCACGAAATTAATGCTGTGATTGTCGATGATGCTAGGCCAATGATGGCATCCCTTGTTTCCATTTATGCTGTTTGTTGTATTTTATTGCTTATTTCAACTATGCCACGAAAATACGTGTGATCACGTTCATCATCCACAATATAGGTTGATGATTCCTTTACGCAGGTAAATACATTGAATCCATCCGCAGATAAATCAAAGTAACCATTTGAACGTGTTCTGATTAATTCTAAAATTCTATTGATTGCCTGATTGGCTGTCAATTCACCACCTGAATCTGATTGGAAACGTGTCACCACTTCGATTCGTGTGATTGTTTCTGTGATATACGATGTCTGATTGAAATCTGTTTCATCAGATGAAATTGAATACACTAAAATGTACGGAAACGATGCCGATGATGGAACCCGGTTATAAACACCAAATGTCACACCATTAATCACCACGTTATTTGTCAAACGTGTAATGATTGCCTTGCGGATGAATTGTATCGGTTCTAACATTATTTAGTCAATTGTTTTAATTTTTGGTACAATCGTACATTTAGTAAACGTAATTCTGTGCGGATAGCAGGGAAAAAGAATGGACGGGCATACATTGCCTGTTTCTTTATTCCTTTGCCTTTCCATTGGGCCGCATAACTTGCAGGGAATCCGGCCTCTTGCAAAAACTTCAATGTGACACCACGACCTGTTCCAAATTCAACATATGGGGCATATGGTGCACGTGAAAAAACAACCACAGAATTTTCGTTTTGCCTTTCGAATCCGGTTTGATTTCTCAAATTACCTGTATCATGTGGGGCCGTAGATTTCATTCTACCAACCATCTGCATTGCTGTTGTTGTCAATTCGTTTGACAATTCCTGTTTAGAGAATTTTGCCAATTGATCCATCCGCTTTCGCAGATCATCCATTTGTTTCGAATCGACCTTTATTTTAATCATTACCCCTCAATTTTGGTGGCTGTCATTTTCACCCAAAAATTCTCAAACGTTTGAAAATTTGAATTGATGCGATACAATGTTGAAAATCCTTCAACTTGCAATACATCCTCATTGGCAATCAAATCGGCTGTTTCCTTTCTGATTGTGATTTCAATTTCGGTTGATTTTAATCTGATGCCCATACGTTCATCAATATCACCCTTTGTTTCTTGCACACGGCACCACACGGTGTCAATTGTCACATATCCGCCCGGTGTGTATCCACCATATCCATCTGCGGATTTGGCCATCCTTTTAATCAGGATGCGTTGTTTCAAAATTGATGCCGTGTTGTTTGTTGCCATTAGATAAATACCGCTTTTATGCCATCCAATAATTTTGCCGATGCACTCGGAACCTCATTCACGGTCATCCCGGTCACAAAATCCGTGCGATTGTCATAATAGGTCGAAACCATCATCAACAATGCCTGTTTCAATAGGCCATCACTCATTCCCTCTGTTGTGAAATCGATTTTGATATTAACCGCAGCCGGCTCAATCTCCACCATTGGATCACCTAAGCCAAAAACGGAAAATGAAACAGATAATCCCTTCACGGTAACTGCATCAACCGATGCCACAGGGCCGAACGGAACATCAATAAATCCTGTTGTGGATTCATCAAGGTAATATGTGCGTTCCTTTGCAATAATATCACGGCTCATGTAATTTTCAGCAGCCGTGTGTGCCGCCTCGATCATCAAATCAATCAACGTATCATCTGCCGTTGTGTCGATTCGGATGTAATTCTTTGCATCTGCACGTGAAATGATTGGAACACCAATCACATCATTAATCTTGATCTGCCGCATCTTTTTTTGCTTTGTTGCCCTTTGTCTTATAAACTATTTTTTCCTCCTTTGTTTCAACCTCTACGGCCTCCGCTACGGGTTCAATAACCTCAATAACCGGTGTTTCTTCTTCCGGTTTAACTGCGTAGTTATGTGCCAAATAATGTCTTTCAACATGGTCTGAAACCATAATGATTTCACCGGCTCTGTGGTATCCTGTTTTATTATCAAATACCGTTTTTCTCATTAAAACTTTGCCCATAATTGTGCTATTTTTTGAACAAATATAAAAAGAAAAGCCACCCAATATTTAGGTGGCCTCTCTTAATTTGGAATTGTATTAAAACTAAACTCCGATTGCAGCGATATCCGTTGCAAATGTACCCTTAACGATTGCTAATGGTGCGTAGTTAGTCAATGCAATACGTTCCTGTAAACGTACCGTCACGAATCCATCACGTACGTTTGTTCCATCTTCACGGAAAAACTCTAATGATAAGTTTTCGCGGATCCACATTTGTGTTCCTAAACCGAAATTACCAACAAGGTATGTTCCTGCTGTAACCGCTGTATTAATTACAACCGGTACCCCTAAGAATGATGGTTGTAAACCTGCATAATATTGCTCATTCAAATACTCGTTTGTTGTTGATTTTAACAACACGATTTTAGCAAAATCCGTTGGATTTACCATGATGTAATCAGGACGGTAATTTGACAATGCTAATTGGTTGATTGCTACCGTTAAAACATCGAATTGGTTAGCCGCAACGATTGTATCTGCAAATGCACCTGCTGCGAATGCTGTCGATCCTGATGTAACGATACCTGAAATGTTTGGTGATGTACCGTTACCATAAAGTAATTGTGTATCCTCAACGTTTAACAATTTCTCAGGTGCACGTGCCGCTAAATATGATGTCAATTGTGCTGTATCAGCTAACATCTCTTCAGAAATACGGAAATAAGTACCAATTTTCTGTACGTTTGCATCGTATGCTGTTAAATCAAAATCTGATTCACCAAATGATGATCCCTGTGCTGTTGCTGCTGCACCATTGTCATATGCTGATTCTTTTACGAAACGTACAACCTCCGCAGATGTTGAACCTTGTGCCAATAATTGGCGAACGTGGATTGGACGTGTTGGATCGTATTTGATACCCGGAACGTATTGTGCCGGAATAACTTCACCCGTGAATGAATTGGCAACGGTCATATCACCTGCCTTGATTTCAAATTTAGCTGAACGGCTGTTGCCATTTACTAAATTTTCTAAACCACCTTTTGTGATACCTTCAATCAAAGATTGTTTGAAAGATTGTGCGTTTGCACCTGTTGCTGTTTTCTTTGCTGCAACCTCTGCTGCATCAATACGACCGTGAACCTCAGCAAATTTTGCCTCTAAATTCTTGATCTCGGATTTTAATAATTCATCCGCTTTGCCTGTTGCTGATGCAACTGCCTGTCCTTCTGCTTTTGCGATTCTCGCATCAATTGCCGAATTTAATTCGTTCAATTGGTTTTTGATTTCCTCTGTCATTTTATTTTGACTTAATTTGATTGTTTAAATATGAAAATATTTCGGAAATATCCACCTGTTTAATTTCCGGCACGGTGACAATTTCTGCCGGCCGTGTGGTAACATCAATAAACAATGATTTCAATTTCATCAACTCACTCTCAATTGCGTACCCAAGTTCATCAGATACGTTTTCTTTCTTGATCATCTTTGCCAATACATCGAAACGTTTTGCCAATAATTCCTGATCAATTTCACCTTTTGCATCGGTAATCAATGCCATTGGATTTGCTGCCAATGTAACGCATGAAATTTCGTACAATTTTACTTCTTTCAATTCACGCACTCCATCCGAACGATATGATTTCACAATTGGCATAATACCAACTGAATTTTCGGTGATCACACCATTTTTCATCAACAATAAAACATCCTCACCCATTCGTGTTTTTGGAACCTCAGCCACGAAATAAAGGCCGGTGCCATCCTCACGTAATTCCGTGAATTTACCTAATGGCTGATCGATTCTGTGTTGATTGCAATATCTAACACGTGATCCGTTTTCCTTTAACGTTTTGCTGTATGCCCCGGCCAATATGATGTCATTGTCTGAATCAATATTACCGAAAATTGAACCATAGCCGGAAACGATGCCGTTTGCCTCATCTATGTCCTCAATCCCAATCGATGTTTGTTTGTAAATCATAACCTATCTTTTGCCCAAAATTAGTCAAATTGCTAATTAGAAAACGGAATAGTAAAATTAATTTTCTTTGTATGCAATATTACATCCATCCCAAATATTTGTATCGCCATATGTAAAAATGATTTCACGACCATTTGCATTTTGTAGCATTTCAATAATAATATTTATGTCAATTACATAAACATATTGTTCCGGATTTTGTGCATTAGGGTGTAAACCCATATATGCTTTAACTAATTCAGAAAATAAATCAATATCAACCATATTATTTTTTAATTGATTTTGCAATTAATTCATCTAAAACTGAAATCATTTCATTAAACATATTTGGAAATAATTTTTTCATCACCTCATTCCCAACATATTTGTTTTCAAATGCGTGTGCCAAATATTCGCCATATTTTCTATTTAATGCATCAGGATCATTAAAATACGTATATCCGTGCCCAAAACCATAATTTCCACGTGAAATTGCCTGAATTGTATCACCTGTGGCCATTAATTGTTTTCTAAATTCAATATCAGATAACAATGGAAATTGCAATCTATATTTTGCATATGCCTCATTGAATGAATTAAAATCCTGTATTAATTCATTTCCTTGAAAAGAATATAAATTTTTTCTTAATGATACATCCACAATATCATCCACATATTTATGTGTAACCCAACCTTGTTGATAATGAATTGCGTGACCAAATTCATGTGCCAAAACATCATTCAATGATTCTTTTGGAGTGTATTTTGTATTTATACGTAATCTGTTAAATGAATTATTATATGAATTACCCTCAGATTTTTTAATTGTTTTAACAAATTCAGGTTTAGTTTTTAATAATGATAAATAATCATCATTTATTGTCACACCTTTTGGAACAATTTCATTCCAATTATCCGGCCTCATTGCCTCTTTTTGTGCCTCTGCCTCCACAACTGCTGTTTCTGCCACAACCGTTGCAATGACCTCCGGTGCCAATAATGCAGGTGATATTGCATCCACAATTTCAGCCTGTGCCATTCCAAATCCAATGTTGGTAATTCGTGGCCCAATTGTGTTTGCTCCTGCCTTTGGTAATACAATCATTGAACAACGGCAATTGATCACATTGCTTGCTGATCCATTAGGATCGCCCGGCCTTTGTAAAGATTCGCCACCAACTGAAAATTTGCCATTAAATGGAACCACCTGATTGTTTGCTGCCTGATGTGCCGGCCGTACTCTTGCATCATATCCCGATTTCCATGTTTTGGTCATATCTGAACCCGGAAACAGATTCAATGCCGCTTGTTCGGTTGCATAATTGGCTGCATTCGTTGCCTCAGTCCGTACAATTCTACGTGCCTGATAATCTGCTAAATAATCAAATTTTTGTCGCAACATTTTGGCCTGAACCTTTTCACCTGCTGACATAAATATCGGATCCGACATGAATTGTCGCAATGTATTTGTCAATGTAGCCTGTGCCGTTGATGATACCATTGTCACCCTTTGGCCTGCCACCTGATTCCCCATGAACGCAAATGCATTGGCCCAAATGGATTGCATATTACCCGGATCGGCTTTTGGCATATATTTTTCAACATTGCGTGAATACCAATTAGCAAATTGTAAACCAATTTTGGAATACATCCCTTCGTACATCCCAACATATTTGCTGTCCTGAAAAAACTGCTGTGCTGTTGCTGTAGTCATTGATTTGATTTTCAAATACAAATCAATTGCATCATTATATTCCGCTTTGTAAAACTCTGTGAAATCCCTGATTGATGTGCGTTCCGCTTTGGTCAATTCCTTTTCGAACTCATCAGGCCAATTATCTGTTGATTGTGCCTTTTCCTCTTTCGGTGGATTGAATAGATTGCTACACACCGCCACACGTTGATCAATAGTGCCAAAATCATTGACAATATTAGGATCAACAACACAACGGCCCATAAAATCATTTTGGCTTTCACCTTCAAATGGTTTAGGCAATGGCATATTTAGTCAATTTTTAGTGACTTTGGATTCTCCAATGATGGCATTGATGGATTCTGTGCCATCAAATTAGCCGGGATAAAATAATCATCCATGAATGGATTTTCTGTGTCCATTGCGTAATTCATTGCATCACGTTTTTCGTTTGGTGTAACCCACCACGCAGATGCCAACTGATTCACCAACTTATCTACTTCCTCCTGCATCTCGCTGATGGCCGTGAAATCAAAGTCAATGAAATATTCATCACCTTTGCCGTATTTTGGTGCCAACCAACGATTCAATTCATCACGTATTTTAATCAATTCAGGAATCACAGCATTTTGATACAATGCCTTTTTGGCTTCCTTCATGTTGTTGTATGTCGATGAATCCGTGTTGTTTAGCAACTGAACCGGGATATTGTAGATATTACACAAATCCTTTACGGTGCCATTGTATTGCTCAATTAATGACAAATCTGATGCATTCAAACCAAAATTCACCCATGACAAATCCTTTGATGAAATTATCACATCACCTGCATTTGATGAACCTTGATATGATTTTCTAAATTTATCTTTCAATGCCTGACCTTGCACCTCAGTTAAATTTCCATCCTTTGAAACTAACATGCCACGTGATGTTTGATTCTGTAAATATTTTAATCCGGTGGTTACGGCTTCGTTGTTGGACGATAAAACACGCAGGCCGGCACGCAAAGGTGATTGGCCATACAGGTTTGAACCGCTGCTGTCGTAATCCGGATTAAAATCTTTGATGTGGCAAACCAATTCGGGTGCCACCTCAATCATTGAATTATATTGAATTTTGTATCCTGCCACCGGTTGCATCACACCACCTGAAACGATTTCAACCAATTGCGATGGCAATGCATATAATTCTGTGAATTTACCTTGATTTGGCCCTGAATCAGGCCCGATGCCGTAGATGTAACGGTTTCCTGTTAGTTTACCGAATGCAACTAATTCACCCAACCATGCCGAAAACGATTGTTCCGGGTTTGGTCGTTTTAATAGTGCCTCTAATTCTGAATCCTTTACTTCTTCAAATGCTCTTTTGCGTAGTATATTGGCTTTGTACATTGCATTACCATCCATCACACCTGATGTCATTGCCTTGTATTGCTTTGCTGATCCCTCATTTGTAACCCTGTAAACGGTCATCGGGATTGTTGTTGCTGACTTAACAATCAGGTTAATAATTGAATAAATCGTTGCATTGCGTTGGTATCCATCACGAATGTAGGTTACATCATTATCCTCATTCATGATGATGTTTGTCCCTAGCCACGTATAAACTAATTTGTTGTATGCCGGATTTGTTCCTGTGGTCAATGCTTTGGCAATGGTCTGCCGGAATGTATCAATCAATGATGCCATCTGTATTGCTTTTTTTTCTCAAAAATAACGAATTAAACCACAAAAAAATCAGAACGATTTTTGTATTTGGTATAAACCCCATATCGGATTGCATCCATTAGGTGATTGTGTTTGTCTATTGGCTTATTTATAATCGTTCCATCCTTTAATTGTTCCCAAAAATAAAACTGAAATTCATTGTGCAAATTGCTTGATTCCTTTGAACAAATCACCTCGTGTTCCTTTAATAAACTAATCCCGGCCTTGATTGATCCTTCACCTTTGATTGCAGGAACGGCCAAAATATCCATCTGCCTTAATTCCTCAATTGATTTGGGTTCCGCAGATTCACAATAAATTATGTGTTCATTTATTTTCTTTTCTTTTAGGAAATCGGCAATGTCACGATTGGTCATGCCCTTTTTGTACATGATTTCATGGATGTACAATTTATCCCCCACCTTTGCCAACTGCACAATGGCCGTTGGATCGTGACTGAATCCAAAATCCAATCCGTAGAACACATCATCAAATTCAGGAAATTCCGCCTTTGGAATGAATTGCCAATTAGGGAATATTTGGCGATCACTAAACACGGCACGTTTCCCCTCTCCGTAAACTCTCCAATAATCCGGATCCTTTGCCTTTAATCTTTCGATTTCATTAACCAATTCAGCCGGTAAAAACTTATTATCCAAATACGTTGTGATCCACGTGTCGCAATCATCACGTGTGATGACCTCATCATAAATCCAATGCACCGGATCGGATGGGTTGAAATCGCAAATCATTTCATCCGTTGTCCGCATCAATAACTGCCTGAAATCCTCATGATCTAATTCATTTACCTCATTGCAATAGCAGATATTTCGTTTCCGGCCCCTGATCTTTTGTGGCTCATCAACTGAAAGAAATTCAACAACGTGGTTCCCAAACGTGTACGTGTTTTCCGATTTGTTGTGTTGGCCCACATACAGGATGCCCAAATTATCGAGAATTTCAAGAAAGTCACGTTGAACTGATCCTTTCAATGCCGGCAATGTTTTCCGTACAATTGAAATGACCAATGGTTTTTTGGATGATGTAAGTTTATAAATCAGGTATTGACACAGGGCATAGGTTTTCCCTGAATTATGTGAAATAATATTGTCTGTTGTGGCTAAAAAATTGTGAAACTCATCAACCTCAATATCATATACATTTTCATGTATATTTTCAAAAATTACATCTTTTATTAAATTTGAATTTAAAGCAAATGCCTCCACGTTCGATTCCCCACAATATCTTTTATTAGTGAAATTGACACGTTGTATTTTTTTGCTAATTCTTGTTTCTGAACTACATATGGCTTGTATTCTTGACGGATTGCTAAAACCTGACTTTCTGTTAATTTGGCCATTCCATTTTTCGATCCGTTGTTTAATGATTGTCGATTCTGATTTAACATATGATCCAAATTTTCCCTTCTTGTAACCCATTCCAAATTTGAAATGCGATTGTCGTCCCTGTTGTTGTTTATGTGATTGACTTCTAATTTGTTCAATGGATTTCGAATAAATGCCTGTGCCACTATTCTGTGCACTTTTATTGTACTTAATTTTCCATTGATTATAATCATAGTTCGATAATATCCGTTTGCATCTTTTGCCGGCTTCATAATTCGAACCTGATGTGAATTTTTGTAATTCATTGTGGCAATTCGGCCTAAACTGCTTGCCTGATAACGGCCGTTTGTTTGCGGAATTTCTTTCCACAATTCGTTTGGCAATGTCAATTGCTTTAACATATCCGTTTTTTGTAAACCATTTGTGATCATATGTACACGTTATTTTTTGATTATTAATTAATACAAATGTAATACATTTATTACCAATATGTTCACCCGTGTATATAAACTTATTTATGATTTTACGTTCAACGATTTTGTCATCATCGCTTTTGCAATATACCATTTGCCCAATTTCTATTTCAGAAATGGGTATGTATCCATCAATAGTATTGATCAAAGTATCACCTTTCAGGCAACGTGTTCCGCCCTGATGTACTTTGATTCTTTTAGTGCTGTTTAATGTCTGATAAAACTGAATGTTGCATTTCTGCCCTATTCGTTTTCGATTGTCGCCGGTGTCCATTCTATTACAGCAGATTCAATGCCGGTTTCGTGTACAACCTCCGTGCGTTCTACGTAACCACGTTTCTTGCCTTTGGTCTTTAAATAAAATATTGTGGCCGTTGTGTTGCCATCTTTGATTTGTCTGTGTAACTGCGATTCGGCAAAATCCAATGTCATGTCGGCCAATGCCTCCACAGCCTCACGATATTCCGGATCCTTTTGCATCCACTCATAATGCACCGATCTAGGGATTTCCGTTGCCTTCGATGCTGTGGTCACAATGCCCAATGATTTTTCAAGGGCATCCAACATCCGTTTTTTATTCAACTTTGTCACACGTGCATTCACCGCCATATTCTATTTTTTTAGTCTGCAATTTAAACCATTTTCAATGAAATGATTGTATGCCATTTGCCTTTGTTCCTCTGATTCAAATACCACCTCAATCAAAAATTGATCTTTGGGATCGGCCGTTGGATCAACAGGTAATTCAAATCCTAATTCCTTATAAACAGGCAAATCAACCCCCCATTCAGTCAAATCATCCATCTCCCATTGATTGGCTAACATATCCCAATCCCATTCACCATACCCAACATTGTCGGTGATAATGAAACGTTTCTGTTGTTCGGCTGTTAATGCTGATGCTTTAATAATCGGCACACGTTTCAACCCGGCTTCAATGCAGGCACGTAAACGCATATTGCCACCCAATACAATCATATTATCATCAACAACGATTGGTCGCAATTGTAGCATTTCAGGGAATTCCTTAATTGATTGCACCAATTTTTTGAATTTGTCATCCTTAATCAATCGGGGATTGTTTGGATGTGGAATGACTAATTTGATGTTTATTTCCTCTATCATTATGCTGTAAACAAACGGCCTTCGCAATCCGTGTTTTCGTTTATTTTATCAATCTGTTCCTGATTATTATCATAATGGATTCCAATGTCCAAACGTTTGATTGTTTCCCATTTGTCGGCTCCATTTGTGAAATATATCCGTGTGTGTGGAATGCCTAATTTATCTGCAACCTCATAAACACCGGCTGACATTCTGCGTTGCCTTGCTGTTATGATGTACACGGTTTTACCTTCATCAATGAAACGTTTTGCCATTTCCTGACCTTTTTCTGTTGATAATGTGTCATCAAAATCAAAGGATATTTTATTTTTATCCGCCATTTTTTAAATCATTAATTCTATATTCTAATGCAAAAAAATATAATTGCATTGCATTAAATTGATTAACTAATAAAATTTGCTGAATATCAGATACTTCACCAAATTTTGGATTATTATCAATAAAATCCTCCAATTTGTTCATTTTATCTTTTAATTCGGAGCATTCAATTATTAATCTGTCTATAAATGTTGTCATATCAATGTTTATTATTTTGTTCGTTATAAATTAAATATGCTAATACTAGCACCATAATACATTCCAATCCACCAACCCACCAAGCCATTGTCACCAAATGATTCTGATCCATTACCCTTTAAATTTAGATAATTCCCGATTAATATACCACAACGACTTTTCCAAGTCCTGTTTTTTATTACCCTTCTTTTCGGCCCTTAAAATATATTTGATTGCGTTTCCTAAATTGAAACCTAATTCGAATGATTCGATTACATCAATTGCCTCAATGCCTCCATCAGATTGGTAATGTTGCGGAGAATGAACCATTTCACGGCTGTCATTTTTCATATTTTATTGATTAGGAATATTTGTGCTTTTGTTTCAGGCAGTTATTCATCACCCAACTGCTCCACAAATTTATTTAATTTTTCCATAGGTTTGACATTGGTTTTTCCCAACAATCAATCCCATAAGATTTTAGCAGAATATTAATCTGTGTGTTCAATGAATCTTTCTTTGTTTGATCCATCACATCCATTTCCATCCCAAGCATAAAGAATGACTCCATAGCCGTGCACGCATTTTGGAACGTATCCAATGCATCAGGCAATTCAGGATCATCATTTCTATTTGCCGGGAACAATACGGCCATTGTTTTTTCCAACTCCCTGACCATTTGTTTTGTCACCATCTTAACGGCCTGTTTGTTTGCCGGATGGCCTTGCCACGATCCATCAATGAAATCCAACATATTTTGGCACAATGCAAAGAATGTCAATAATCTGATTTTGTCTTTTGTAGTTTTCATCGGTTTGTTTTTTTGTTAATTCCGGGCATTTATTGCCTTGTATTTTTATAGGTTTTGAATATCTAGTAAATCTTTCGGGAATTTGTATGGATCAATGCAAAGGTCAATTTTGATAATCTTATGGAATATCATTATTTCCTGTATATCCTCAATTATTTCCAATGCCTCCTCACGTGTTATGCCATTGGAACATTTGATGTCACCATGCACAAAAATGTGTTCATCGTTGTATGTCATTATAAAACATTTTTAGGCTTCTAACACGATTATAAACAACACGTTTTTCCCTTTCTGATCCGTACATCAGCCGGGCCACACAGGTTTCCAAGAATAATTTTGGATTCTCAATCAGTTCCCATGCGTTTACCCTGATTGGCTGTTCGCTAAAATCAGGATCTGCAATTCTTTCATTGGCCCAATCGATGGCCTTTTCACGGTTTGTCATAGGTTTTTTTAATTTTAATTACATAATTAATATACGCAGGCAGATGATTATTTTTATAATCATGATGATATTCAATGAATGAATTAATAATTTCAATATTACCACAATTTAATTCAGCCATAAAATCTTCATGCCTTTTCATTCCACTTGTTCCTGTTTGAAATGCAATATGCTTGTATTGATATTTTGGGAATAGCTTTCTAAATAATTTTTTCATCGTATTGTCATTTGATTTTCAAGTTTCCCATCTGTGTATCCCTCCCGGTATGCTCTCATTAATTTATCCTGTTCAATAAATTTCTGCGATTCGTAATATTTCAATTTCTCAATCAACTCATCCAATGATCGCACAATGATGTATTCGTATCCGCAATCCCTTGCTTTCTGCTCGAATACCTTTTGGTTTGGTTGCTGTGAATTGCCTTTGATTTTAACCTCCACAAATAAGCCGTGAAATG